AAAAAAAAAAAAATACAAGAATTTCAAATTATTAATTCTATGAAAAAAGCATTATGGGAATCTATACCATGCAAATGTCAAAAAGATGATGTTATGAAATCGCACCCTATTCAAAATTGTGAAGCTTGCCGGTGTAGAATTTGTTGGAATTCAGTTCCTCAAAAATCATTTATTGTAAAAGATGAAAAAGGAAAAGATAAAACAATTAATAAAATTAAATTGGTTCGTGGTAAACATGAGGATATTATCGGCTGGAGTTTTAATGAATAATGGTTGCTGGTGATGTAGTTAATGGATTTGCAGCTTCAGCAACATACGTAACTTTTCAACCTGCTGCAACTGTAGAAGTTGTTATCCTTTCAGTTTTAGGTAGAGATGGGGATTTGGAATTTTATCTATATGATGGCGTTACTGCTGGGGGTCAAAATATCAATGCAGTTTCAGCAGTATATTATATGAAAAGATTTTGTATAAATAATACTAACTATCTAAGGATGTATTCAAATGGTACAATAGGCAGCTATACAGGTATTCAAATTAAATAAAAAAAGGTATGAATAGTATGTCTTTTTGCATACTATTGATTAAACCAGGACACTTGACAAAAACAGCATAAAGCGGTGCCATCATTTGAGCAATGACTAATTCTAAAAATATGTTTTCGTGAATAACTCTTACCGCTTTTTCTACAGATTGATTGTCTAATCATGCTTCAATTACTTCTTTACATTTTGGACAGCGATCAAAAATATTCAATCTTTTTGACAAAATAATTCCACAACACCCACACATGGATTTTTCCATCTGATAAGTTACGGTCCTAATTCGTGCCATAGATTTCTCTTAGTTTTTGAATTGTGTCTTTTGTTTCCAGGTCGTTACTTACAGTATCAAAACAAGCTTTACAATATTGTATAGTTCCAAACACCATTGTAAAATCTTTTCTAGTGCACCTGGTACAAATTCCATGTTCATACGTCATTATATTTTTGTTATTTTCTTTTTTTAAAAACCTTGTGGTCGATTTTGTATTTTTTTTCATCACATTCAAATACAACACTATCATTAACATGATAACGAACGGACATGTATGTCCTTTCGTAGTCGATTTTGTATTTTTTTTCATTGTTTTTAATGTCCACACAAAATCACGCACGTTTAGAAGCTAGTGGAAATAAAGGTGTCTGGGTACAAATTAAGACCATAACAAGTAAATATTAAGTAAATGTAGGGTAATATAGTATGTATGAGCAGCTCTTACCCTATATTATCATGGGTGTTATTGTATTTGGTGGCCTGTGTGCCGTTGTTACTACTAGGAATGTCACACGAAACGCACCAATATCTAGTAAAATTAAAAGACAATACGATACTTACATTACGGAATTGGAAACAACAAATAAGCGTTTAACAGGTAGAGTCAACCAGGCTAAAAAAACCATATCTGTAAGCCCTGATGAAGCTGCAGATCCGTTTAGTGCAATAGGTAGCATCATAGACCAAATAGCTCCTCAACTACCTGCATCAATACGCCCACTTTTAAAGAACAAAAATGCAATAGAATTTATCACAAATTATGTTAAGTCAAACCCAGATGCAATTAAATCAATTGTGGAAAAATTCACCAGCAAACAAGGGAACAATGCAGCACCCCAGAAAACAGCAGACGAATCAAGCTTGTAAGACATGCGAAGATACAGAATTTCCTTATTTACCAACAGGTCAAGTAATTACTAATGATGTTGGAGCTTCAGGTATTGAGAAGTTTAGTTTACATGATTGTCCTACGTGTAAAGGGGAAAAATATATTTACTCGAAAGATTAAATAAAATAATGGTAGTTACAAGTGTATTAACTAAAATTTTACCTGTTGCAGCAGTAGGTTTAGGATTAGCATTTCTTTATAATGTCATAAGTAAACCAGGACAAGCTTCAGAAAGTGCAGGTGCATTAGGACAAACTTTGTTTAGTGTTGGGGGCGGTCTTGGTAGTGTTGGGGAGGGTATCAATGACTTTTTATCAGGTATTGGTACAGGGTCAGCAAAATTATTAGATCCATTATTTACTTTAAAGACTTTATTTTATGGTGATGATACACCTGAAGTTATATTACAAGAAAACGCAGCTACAGCTTCAAACACAACAAGAAGCGATCCAGTTGCTAATAGTGCATCAGATAGCCCAGGTGTTACACCATCATCACCTGCATCAAGTACTGTGACACATTCAAACGTTGGAGGATTCTCACAAACTACAACAAGTTCAGGTCCTGCAGCTACAAGTTCAGCCGGTTATACTTCAAGAGCTGCAGGCAGGTCAACAAGATATGGCTAATAAAAAAAAGAAATCTTCTAAACCAAGAAGTGCAAAACAAAAAGCAGCAGATAAAAAAAATGGTGCTAGATTAAAGAAATATAATAATCAAAAGAAAAATGGTATAAAGTCAAAAGTTAAGAGAGCAGCATCAAAAGTTAAAAATAAAGTTACTAAAGGTAAAACTAATAAACCACGCAATAGGAATAATGGTACGTTGAAAGGCTTAAAATCTATTACATCTTCTAGTACACTTAAAAAAGTTGCATTAGGAGTCGGCGGTGCAGCAATTGCAACCGCAATAATTTCAATGATAATGCCAAATTCTGCAATCGGAAGATATGCCGGACCAATAGGCGGTTACGCTATGGGAGGCGTTGAAGGTGTCTTAGGAGCTATGGTTTTACCAATGGTAGCAGGTAGAGTAGGGGGAAACGCTAATTTACCCCCAGCAGCAGAGGTCTTATAGATGGCTGTACCAATTATGAGACAATACACAAGAGTAGCACCACTTGCAATTAACACGTTTTTATTGGCAACAGATGACGTAACAGGTTTATCAGTACAACAATTAAACAAAGATAATTCAATAATAGATTATGTAAATGCAGTTCAACCATTAACAACAGTTCAATTTCAAACTAGACTTTTTATTAATAATTTAGAAGCAGGTCCTACATTTTTTAGTGCCAACTCTAATCCAGGTTCTGCTGGTCGTACAGTTCCAGGTCCTCTTAATATCGCAGTTGGAGGTGCATCAGGTGGTAAACAATTAAGTTATTCATCAGCACAAACAATACTCGGTGGAGGTCTTCAAGCTTATCAATTTATTGTAAAATACGCAAATATGTTCTAGGGGTTTTTAAAAAATGCCTACAGTCATTCAAGGTTTTGAAGTCTTAACAAAACCTGCAGATACACAAATCGAATCATTCCCAGTTTTAATTACAATACCTGCAGCAGCTCCAGGAGTTTTAAGAATTATTACATTTCCAACAGAGTTTAATGCAATTGCAATAAGTTTGCAAATTGAGAATCAAGATAGTGCCAATGCAGCAAGTTATAGATTAAATTCTTCAGTTGGTACAATGGTTAACTTACCAGCATCAAATTTTCGTTCTTTTAGTAATATGAATATAGTTTCAGTAACCGTTCAACCAGGAGCTGCAGGGCCAACAATCATATCAGGTCAGATGGCAGCCATGCCAAAATCAAAACCATTGAGGGGGCTTTAATTTTGGGATTTGGAGGAGGCGGCGGCGGCTCTACAGGAACAGATGCACATACCCATAATTCAACTTTGGTCGGTGATGGCGGTAGTCTTTCTACAAGTTTAACCCAAATTGCAGACGGTAATATGTATGCCAGGATTCTCGTTGGTGCATAGAAATGGAATTAAAGAAAAAAAAAAAAATACAAGAATTTCAAATTATTAATTCTATGAAAAAAGCATTATGGGAATCTATACCATGCAAATGTCAAAAAGATGATGTTATGAAATCGCACCCTATTCAAAATTGTGAAGCTT